TGACCAGTTGACTACCAACGCCAACACTGTGGGTGCTGCAAACATCACCTACAAAGACGTTGTGAACTTCATCTATCAGTTGCCACAACAATACTGGACTACCAGTGCTAAGTTCATGATTAACCCGATTCTGTTGTCTCAGATTCGCGGTTTGACTGATACTAACGGCACTCCAGTATTTGAGCGTATGTCTCCTCTGGAAACTGACGGTATTGTTGGTCGTCTGTTGGGTTTTGATGTTGTCGTGAACAAGTATCTGGACAACCCAAGCCAAGCTACAACTGGCTCTGCTGGCACTTCTAGCCTGTATCCAATGTACTTTGGTGACTGGAGCCGCGCTCACACCATCATTGACCGTTTGAACATGGTCATGCGCCGCTACGACCAGACATTGCCCGGCTACATTACCTTCTTTGGTGAGAAGCGTTTGGCAACCTCGGTTCGTGACCCCAATGCCTTGGTGCGTTATCGCTCCACTGGCACAGCAACCTGATAGTTGCCATTGGCGGGGGCTTAGGCCCCTGCCTTTTTCCATCACAAGGACGAACCATGACCACAACTCAGAAAATCTTAACGGGCATCAAAGAAGCCATCGACACAGGCGCAAAAGTTAACATTGATTTGCGTGAAGCATCTTCCCTGACAGGTTCTGGTGATGGTGTTGGTGGTCGTACCTTTTTCGACAACGCATTTGCTGCACTGCGATATGCAAACCCAATTCGTGAAGCTGCTCGGGTAATTTCCGTAAGCGGTTCTTCAATTCAGTTTGTTGCCAAAACTGGTAACGCTGCAAACCAAACAAATCCTTGGGGTTATACATTCACTCCAAACAGCGGCACTCCCGGCACTGATACCTCGATTTGGCAACTTCCAACTCGCGTGATTACTGCTCAATTGCCAATTCGTTCGGCTGTGATGTCGGATGTAAATTATTTGAACGAAACTCTTGTTGAAGACTTGATGCTGGAATTTGCGACTATTGAAGGCGCAAGCATGGTGTTAAACAATGACCAAAGCGGTTCGACCACCACCACTACTGGCGGCACAAATGGTCTGCGCGGCTTGAATAGTTATGTGACTGCAAGCACCTCGGCTTATGGCTCTAGCGGCACAGCCATCACCAATGGTATTCACTCGATTGCAACTGTCAGCCAAGGCGCTGCGGCAATTGCTTACGATGACATCGTGAACATGACCAAAGCCTTCCCTGCACCTTACTGGTCTTTGCCCGGTAATGCTTGGATGATGCACCCTGACACAATCGCTTCATTGCGTAAACTCAAAGGTTCCACTGGCGGCGCTCCGATGTTTGCTGAAGTTGGTGATGATGACGGCGGCGCTGTTGCTTATGTGTTTGGTTTCCCTGTAATTCCAAACTCCAATATGCAAACTGTGGCATCTGGTCAATTTGCTGTGTATTTGGCAAACTGGCCTCGTTTTGTAACCATTGGCGATATTGAAGAAATGTCGATTCAGGCAATGGAACAAACAAGCCCCGGCTTCATTACCCTATACGCAGAAAAGCGTCTGGTAAGTACTGTGCGCGACCCGTTTGCGGGTGTCCGACTTGTGGGTGTCTAATGAGCGCAAACGACTATCAATACGCTGCTCCCTTTGGGGGGCAGACACGCACTCCGTTCAACTATGACAAGTTTGAACAGATTGGCCGCGATAGTTCAACAGCATGGCTGACACTGGAACAAATCACGCAACAGTTAAACCTGTTCAATGATGAAAGCCAAGACAGCTATTTAACGGGCCTAGAAGTGGCCGTAAGACAGGCAATCGAGGATTACCTAGGGTTGTCTATCTTCCCGGTCACTTATCGCGTCTGGTACGGCACTGAGAGCCTTATTGCATCACCCATCAGCCTTGACTTGCCAGAAGTCAGCCAAAACCTGTATCCCAATCAGGCTGGCTTGACCATTACCTCTGTCGGCTTTTGGAATGATTCTTTCCCTGCGGTCTTTAATACTGTGGGAAGCTCAAACTACTTCTACGATGCCTCTGGCAACAAAGTCATCATTAATACGCTGCCGACCAACATCAATACGGTGATGACTTCGCCAATTGTGGTTGAGTACACAACAGCGTCCAATCCGTTGTCTGCTTATCCTGTGATTCAGCAAGCTGGATTGCTTTTGTTGACGCATCTGTACAACAATCGCAGTGACACGACTGAAACTAAGCTGAAGACAATTCCGTTTGGTGTTCAAGCACTTTTGCGTCCATACAAACCTTTGGTGATGTGATATGGCAATTGCACGGTTTGAGAATATCGCCATTAACAATCTCACTTTTGGTGAGTCAGATTTTGGCGAACAATCAACCACTCAGACCAAGTGGTTTGATACCCGTGCGCGTGTCCATTCCGTTGCCAATAGCTTGAAGATTGCTGATAAGTATCGGCTGTATCAGGACTTGGTGAACTTCACCTTGAACTACACGCCAAACATCAAAGCAATCGTAGACAGCCAGAACTTGTACTCAATCACATGGCGCGGCAACGATTGGCGTATTGATAATGCCCGTGAAGCAGATGACCGCATGAGCGTGGTTATCATGTGCTACCGTACTGACCCTGTAACGGCGGTCTAAATGACAACACAACAGAATCCGGTTCAATATGCAAAGGCTATTCAGTACCAACTGAACAGCATTGTTTCGCCTGTGCCTGTATATGCTGCGTTTAACCGCAACTTTGCAACACAGCCCAAGTTCATAACATGGATGCTTCGCAATGTTCACCAACCCGTATATACAGGCTCTTATCAATCGGTTAAAGGCATTGACCGCCCGACTTTTCAAATTTCTATCTTCACCCAACAAATAGAAGATGGTTTTACAATTTCCAATCAGATATTACAATCTCTGCATGGGTTCAGCGGATTATTTGGCGGGACTACAAATGGTTTTCAGGTATCGAAAGCCGATGTATTCTGGTTATATAACTCGTATAACAACGATGAAAAACTTGCTCAGATATTTCTCGATTGCACTCTAGATATTCCAACATAAGACACGATTCACCAACTCTTTGAAGGAAACTCAAAATGGCTCTCCCAACCAAAATTTTGCCCGGCTTTAGTGCAACACTTTACGCACAGCCATCGGCTACCCCCACCGCATTGACAGTTGCAAACCTGTCTACTTATGCTTCCGTATCGGCAATCGCAGTGTCCAATAACTTGGTCCCTGTTGAAGCTATCCCCGCTTTCGGTCAAGACGATGCTGTGGCCTCGTTCGGTGTGGCTGGTTCTCGTCAATCGGACAAAATCCCTGTGCAGTCTGCTCCTACCAGCATGACCATCACAGCAGCATGGAATCCATCTGACCCTGTTCTGTTGTTGCTGCGTGGCGATGCTTACAACGGCACAATCGACCGTACTTTTGTGATTTCAGCTACTGATGGTACTGGTGTCGTGAACTACGCTTTTAATGGTCGTGTGGGTCAGTGGACTACTGATTCAGCCCCCGGTGCTGAAGCCAAGGTCACTTTCACTATTCATCCTCGCGGTAACCAGTACGGCTGGTCTGCAAGCACCTAATCATGAGCCAAGCTCTTGATGATGCGCTGGCTGTAATGACCAGCACATATCTGCCCCTTGATCTTGTGGTCAGGGGCATGGTATTGGATGCGAAAGAGGTGGCTGACGCTTTGGCTGATGCCGACCCCGACACTGTTGAGCATACTGCTCTTCAGGTTCTTGCAGCATACTTCCCTGCTGCTCAATCAAAAGTTGAACCTACAGAATAAAACATGACTACGACAATAAAAGACACGAATGATCTTTTGAGTTTCTTGGTGACCCAATCCGAATCCCGCAAGGATTGGTTTGGGTTCACTCAGCAACGTATTACATCAATTAACTTGGCCCATGAGATTGCCAAGCACCATGCAGATAAGATGAGCGCGTCAGAGGCTGTGCAATACGCCATTGATGTGAATGAAGCCATCTACCACAAGATTATCAAAGCCCGTTAAGGAAACGACATGACAAGACTCTCAAGCGCCTTTGGCGACAAATATCAATCACAAGCATTGCGAACCAAGACATTTGAACTTGGTGGACACACATTTAAAGTTCGGGTTCCTCTGTCCAAAGAGATGGAAGAAATCCAAGAACGTATCCTAAAAGTTGATGAGGTTGAAGCCAAAAATCGCTTTGACAAAATGACATCTACTTTTCGTGGTAATCCAATTGAAGGCGTGGTTATCTCCGAAGACGATGTGGTTGTCGATGGCCGTTCCACCAAGGAATTGGTAAGCACCATTTTGAATGTTGAAACCCGAATCGTTGAATACATTAAGTTGCTCATTCCTGAAAACGGAAACTTTGATGGATTGACTTATGAAGAAGTTGAAGCTGAATGGCCGATGTCGGTTCAGCTTGAATTGTTGAAGTGTATTTCTGAGGCTATTCAGCCGGGATACAAAGACGCAAGAAAAAACTAACTAGGGACATCAACCAGCAAGCCAGAGCGTATGTATACGCTCATGGTGGGTGTCCCGATGAAATTCCTTCCGATGATTGGAGGAATATTGAAATTCTGATAAGTGACGGCTTTATTGGTAATAAAGCGGTGCTTTTGGCTTTAAGTTCCTTGACTACAGGCAACTTAAACTCGAAAATGAAACAAGGTTCTCAGCCGTTTACGATGAAGGATATTCTTCCGTCAACGCATGAGTACATTGTCCCGCCTCCGACAGAAGATGAGGCAAGAGCGCAAGCGCAAAAACAGCTTCTTGCTTTTATGTCCATGAGTCCGGGAGCCGCACCATTTTTTGAGGCTTGACATGGAATACACATCAAATCCCAGAACATTCCGAATGGAAGGTTTTGCCGAACTAGAAGAGCAGCTACTTGCTGTTGGTCAAATGTATCGGACGGATTTGGTGGCCCGTCAAACGCTCTCAAAGGCTGCAAATGCGGCCATGATGCCTGTACTATATGCGGCTGCTATGGATGCCCCGTATGACTCCAAAAGCGATGGCCCAATCCATTTAAGAAACACTATCAGG